GTTCAGCAGGGCGCGTCTGTTACGTTTCACAGGGATGGGCAGGTTGTCTTTGGCGGAGCCACTGGCACTGGCGCAAACACAAACGCCGATGATTTTATTGTATCAGCGGACAATCCTGACGCCGGTATGTCGATCTACTCGTTGGATCTCAACAGCGACCAGTATCTGTATTTCACAACTTTTGCGTCGGGCAATGAGATAGGTTTCTGGCATGACAGCAGCGCCGAGCGCTTAGTCATGGACATGAACGGCTCGAACAACTACGTGTTTGAGGTTGAGGGTTTCAAAATACGCGAACAGTCTGCGGCAGCTCCTGACGACGCCGGATTTGGCCAGTATTGGGTCAAAAACGACACGCCGTGCGTTCCCATGTTCACCGACGACGCTGGAAACGATTACGAGATTGCAACGACGACGGGCGGCGGTGCCTAGATTAACATTGAGCTTGATTTTTCCAACAACACGATAACCGGAACTAAGGCAGAATTTGACACTGCGTGCAGCGATGGAAATTTTGTGTTTGAGGGCGAGGTTTGGACCGAGCACCCCGACAACTCAAAGGCAACCACCAGTGGCACAACGGTATCTTGGACAGGCATACCGAGCTGGGCAAAAGAGATCGTTATCACATTCATCGGCGTGAGCTTGAACGCGAGCACGCGGCTACTGCTTCAGATAGGCGACAGCGGCGGAATTGAGAACACTGGTTACATTTCGCGCGCATTCAGTAGTGCTGGAGCGTCTTCAGACACGAGCGGTTTTATCATCACGCGGTCAACGAACTTCGCTGCGGCTGACACGCTGTACGGAACGTGCCGATTGATGAAGTCTGATACAACTGGTCTGTGGAGCTATACGTCCACCACGGTAACGGGCGACACCAATCACATCTGGCATGGGGGAGGGGCGAAGACTCTCACTGCTGCGCTTGACAGGTTCCAGCTGATTGCAAGTGGTGGCGTGAATGCGTTTGACGCCGGTTCTGTGGACGTGAGGTATTCGTGACCACAAAGAACAGAGAGAGTGAGGTCGTCTGGGAGCCCCAACCGGGGCCTCAGTCGGCGTTCGTTCACTGTCCTGTTCCTGAGATATTCTTCGGCGGAGCCAGAGGCGGCGGCGCAGCGGCTGCTCTTGTCTGGTACAACGGCACCAACTGGACGGTGATAGGGGTTTAATCCATGCTAATGCGCGCGCCATTGAAGCCAAACCGGGCAAGAGCCAAGGTCGTAGGCCAGGCCACCGTGCCCGCGCCCGTTGGCGGGTGGGACGCCGAAAGCCCACTTGCGGCGATGCCTAAAGATCACGCCGTCACGCTGGAGAACTGGTTTCCGCGACCCGGCTACGTCGAGGTCCGCCGAGGACACCAATATCACGCCTGGGACGCCGGCACGACGCAGGTCGAAACGCTGATGGTCTGGCAGGGGCGCAGTAGCTCCAAGCTGTTCGCGGCCGAGACCGACACGATCTATGACGTGACGACAAAAGGGCAGGCCACGTCGTCTGTAAGCAGCCTAACCGATCCATATTGGCAGTGGGTCAACTTCACCAATTCCGGGGCTGATTATCTCTATATCGTCAACGGGGCCGATGCGCCGCGTCACTACAACGGTACAACATGGGCAACGCCATCGATCACCGGAATCACGCCCACCGATTGCGTGCACATCAACGTCCATAAGAAGCGGATTTGGTTTACGTTGCTCAACAGCACATCGGCAGCGTATCTCGCAACCGACGCCATCGCCGGTGCCGCCACGACGTTCGAATTGGGATCGAACTTCGATCGTGGCGGCTACCTGATGGCGATGGCAACCTGGACGCGGGACGGGGGATCAGGGGCCGATGACTTCGCAGTCTTTATCTCGTCACGGGGGCAACTGGCGATCTACCAGGGCACTGATCCTGATAGCGCCGTGACGTGGAGCCTGATCGGGGTGTTTGATATCGCTGCCCCGATCGGCCGACGCTGCTTTCAACGCTACGGAAACGACCTACTCATCATTACCGTCGAGGGGGTTTATGCGCTATCCTCGATACTCGCCGTAGATACGGCGTCACAACAGCGGCTTTCGGTGACGCAACGCATAACCAACGCAATGACAACGGCCGCACGGTCTTACGCTACCAATCAAGGTTGGCAATTGTGTGTTTACCCCAAGGGCACCATGCTGATCTTGAATGTTCCCACGGCGGAGTTCGTGTCGGCCGACCAATACGTGATGAACACGCTGACCGGTGCCTGGTGCAAGTTCACTAACCAAAATGCCGTGTGTTGGGTCGAATATGAGAATGATGTCTATTTTGGCGGCGTTGCTGGTGACGTGTACAAGGCCGATACGGGCGGCGCGGATGTCGCAACCCCAATCACGGCGACGGGCGAAACGGCTTACGACGCTTATCGCAACCCCGGCCAAACCAAGCGCTGGACGGCTATGCAAGCGCTTGTCTTAGCCGATGGCGGCAACTTCCCATCGCTTGGGGTTTCTGTTGACTTCTCGTCAACGTCAAATCTTTCAACCGTGTCATCGGAAACATTTAACGAGTCAGGTTTGTGGGACAGCGCAATCTGGGACACGGATATCTGGTCAGCTCCTGCAACCCGGTTCAATGATTGGACGTCGCCAACGGCGTTCGGCAAGTTTGGCTCGGTCAAGTTCCGAGCCCAGACCGGGATCAGCTCAGAAACCGGCGAGGCGGCGTATTGGGGGATCAGCTCGTGGGGTGATGCGTGGTCTGATAACGCGCACCAGGCTGATGACGTGATGCAGATCAACGGGTTTGTGATCACGTATGAAACGGGGGACTACTATTGACCCAGCTTGTGTTTGGACAGGACGAGGCGGTCTTGCAGTGGGCTCTAGCCCGCGAGCCAGATGGTCTCACGCTCCGAGGGGCGACGTGGGCGATCGGCATGGTGGATCGCTACAACAACCCGGTTGGGGCGATTTCGATCTTGCAAGTGAGCCCTGGCGGCGTCGAGATCGGCGTCGAGTCCATAGGCGGGATCACTCGTCAAGCAATTCGTGACACTTTTGCATTCGTGTTCCTGCATTTGGGAGCATCACGTTGCGAAATAGTGACAAAACGGACGAATAAGCGTATCACGAAGCACGCTCCGAACTTGTTTGGATTTCGGTTCGAAGGTGTGCGTCGAGATTGGTACGGACCAGGCCAGGATGGCCTCGCGTTCTACATGACACCGCAAACCTGTAAATGGATCGAACACGATGAGCTTCGGAGCCCCAAAGCCGCCTAGCGCCAAGTCAATGGCGAAAACACAACAGAAGGTTGACGTCCAGAAGACGGCGGCCGAACTGGCGGCGAACCGTCCTGATCAATACGATCCGTTCGGTGGTTCCGTCGAATATACCCAGACCGGCAAGGACCGCTTTGGCAATCCGACCTGGCGCCAGAATACGACGCTTGGAGAGATGGGGCAGCAGTATGCGACGGGCCTAGGTGGGCTTGGTCAGCAATACTTTACGGGCGCGCAGGATTTTCTGAACAATCCATTCTCCGACACCAGCGGAGATGCCTTCAACCGGGCTTATGACCTCGCGACGACCTACTCGGCGCCGCGATGGGACAAGGACCAATCCGCGCTAGAGAACAAACTGAGGAACCAGGGACTAGACCCCAAATCGGCGGCGTACAAAGACGCCCTTGGACAGTTCTACCAAGCCAAGAGCCAGAGCGACAACGACCTTACGTCAAGGTTGCAAAATCAACTCTACAACCAAGGCATCACGGGCCGCCAGCAGCAGCTCGCGGAATTCTCCAACCTGACCAACCCGGGGCTCGCCTTCGGGCAGCAGACGCTCAACCCACAGGGCTCACCGTTCGCCCAGGTCGCCACGTCGTCGCCGATCAACATGCCGCAGTTGATGCAGCAACAGTATCAGAATGCGGCAAACCAAAACGCTGGATTGATGGGCGGTCTCGGCAAGATCGGGCTTGGACTTCTTACAGCACCCGTGACCGGCGGCGGCTCGCTGTTTGGTAGCATGATGGGAGGCTTGATGCGCTGATGGCTAAACCTCCGATCTACCTCACCCCGGACGCCTACGCTGCGATGCAGCGGCAGGGCTCCGGCCAGCTTCAAGGCGCACAGCAAAGCCTCGACAACACCCGGCACTGGACGCAGGCGCTGGGTGACGTGTTGCTTGGCCTTGGCGGTCAGGCGCGCATGGATATGGCCCGGCAGGGCGAAACGGAGGCGTCACGGGCCGCCAACGCCCGTCTGGCGGCGATGTTGACCGGCGACGAGAACGCCCTCAACGCGGCGATCCAAGACCCGCGCACGGCACAGGCGGCGTTTAACTACAAGTTGCAGGCACCGCAGCGGGAATTCCAAGCCTGGCAACGCCAGAACGCGATGGAGAATGCGCCGTTAGAGCGCGAGAGTATGCAACTTGGCAATCAGGCGAAGCGGGCGCAGATCGATGCTGCAAATAAACCACCGCAGCCCAAATGGATGAAAGTTGGGCGCGACAGCATGGGGCAAGACATTTATGGTTGGGTTGACCCAGCAACGCGGCAAGTCATTCCGCAAACGCTTCCAGGAGTAAGCCCTGCCCCAACCCCAAACCAAGGGCAGGCAACGCCAGGGCAGCCGGGTCCAACCTTCTCCGTCGGTGATCCGCCTCCAGGCGTCGATCCAGCCGAATATCGGAAATACGCATCTAGGAAAGCCGCCGATGCTGTCATCACGGCGCGTCAAGCTTATCCCGGCGTCAAAGGAGCTGTGGAACGCACGACTGCTGTCATCGACGGTCTTCTCAACAATCCCTCATGGGACAGGTCTACGGGCGTCATATCTGGCCTTCTTCCAAGTGTTTCCGAGGATGCTGCCAACTTTGATCAGTTGTTAGAACAAGCGCGTGGCGGGGCGTTTGTCCAAGCATTCCAAGACATCAAGGGCGGCGGTGCGATCACTGAGACGGAAGGTCGGGCAGCAACGCAGGCATTGGCGCGCCTCCAAAGTGCTCGGGTGGGCTCTGCCAACTTCAAAAAGGCCCTGCAAGACTTCAAGTCAGAATTGATCAAGCTTCATAAAATCGCCGCTTGGAAAGCCGGGTTCAAGTTTGAACAAGGACAAGCTCAGGAAGGCAATCAGGGCAGCGCACCAGCCCGCCGCAAGTTCAATCCAGACACCGGAAGGATTGAATAGTGGCCATAGAGATCGAAGCCCCTGATGGATCAATCGTCGAGTTTCCAGACGGAACACCAGACGCCACAATTGAAAAGGCCATGCAGGAGACGTATGGCAAGAAGACCAGCGGGCTGGGCGCAATGCTCGCAGGGGGCGGTCAAGGTCTTTTATTTGGTGGAGGGGATGAGGCAGCCGCAGGCATTGGGGCAGCTTATGACTACTTCACCGGCCAAGGTGACTTTTCGTCATCGTATGACAAGCGCCTCAAAGGACAACGTGATTACCTGAAAGCTGCCGCCAAGGAGAACCCGGGCTGGTACTACAGCGGATTGATTGGTGGCGCCGTTGCGCTTCCGATGTCTGGCCCTGGTCGTCTTGCTGGTTTGGGCGCGCAGCGTCTTGGTGCTGCCGGATTGCGTC